TCATTGGCGAGTACACAGAGATCGAGTCCGGCAAGATCGACAACCGCCCACAACTCGAGCTCGCACTTGAGCAGTGCCGTCGCTATGGTGCAGCCATCCTGATTGCCAAGATCGACCGCCTCTCCCGCGATGCAGCCTTCCTGTTGACACTGCGTAAAGCTGGCGTAGACATTGTGGCTGCTGACATGCCACACGCAGGCACTCTTGAGTTTGGTGTGCGCGCAGTCGTTGCCCAGCATGAGCGTGAAGAGATCTCCAAGCGCACCAAGCAAGCCCTACAAGCGGCGAAAGCTCGCGGTGTAGTACTTGGGTGCCCCACACCAGAGATCGGCTCTGCTGCCGGTGTTCTAGTCATCAAGGCCAATGCTGACAGCTACTGCCAGCGCGTTGGTCCAATTGTGCGTGACATTCTCGCCATCACCGGCGCACGCACCATCCGAGATATTGCTGCAGCGTTGCAAGCTCGCTCAGTGACCACGCCCCGTGGCAATATAACTTGGGGCACAACCCAAGTATCTAACCTTCTCAAACGTCTTAACCTAAAGGAGACCTCACTTGCGTAATCAACTCTATGACATAGTCATCTACTGGCTCGGCCTGGTGGCCGTGCTGGTTGTCTGGCTCACATGCTAATGACAGCCAACGTCGGCCAAGTAATCCGCGACGCCCAGCTCAACCTGTTTGAGCAGCGTGATGCCACCTTCCTGGCGCGCTGCAGAACTATTGCAGCTGAAGTCTGCCGCCAGCAAGGCAGCGTCAGCATCAACGATGTGCGTGAGCGCATCCAACTACCCGCCAACTTGCACCCCTCAGTGCTCGGAGCGGTTTTCAAAGGCAAACAATTTAAAGTGATTGGTTTCACAGAGGCCAATCACCCCCAGGCACACGCACGCATTGTGCGCGTTTATCAACTACAGGAGCAATAAATGGCAGGCAAACTAACCAGCGACAAAGAGATGAGCGCCTCGCGCTTACCAGGCCTTATGGGCTACAGCAAATACAGCACGCCCAATGACGAGCTGCAGTTCTCAATCAACGCGATCAAAGAACTAGAGCGCCCCGACATTGGCAACGAGGCCATGGGCTGGGGCAATACCTTGGAGCCTGTGATCTTGACCGAGGCAGCCAAGCGCTTGGGGCTCACCAAGTTTGACGTAGAGATTAACCAGGCATTCACGCACACCAGCTGCAAGCTCTCCTGCAGCCTGGACGGCATTGGCTACGGCGACAACCAAGAGATCATGCACGATCCAAGCAATGGCATATACGTAGTTGGCCAAGACTCTATCAAGCTCGATGGCGCTGGCGTGCTGGAGGCCAAGCTAACCAAGACCATACCAGAGGAGACACCTCACCTGGCACGTGGCCCCATCCAGCTGCAAGGCCAGATGCTAGTTACCGGCCACAAGTGGGGCGCTGTGTGCGTGCTGTATCAGGGCATCGAGCTGCGCGTGTTCCTCTTTGCGCCACACCACGAGACACAAAAAGCTATCCTTAAAGCAGTGTTGGAGTTTGAGCACAAGCTGCAGACCTTCCGCGACACTGGTGCCACAGACTGGTATCCACCAGAGTCCAGCAAAGAAGTAGACAACATCTATCCCTATGCCAAAAAAGCAGAGATCGAGCTCGATGACGACGTCGCTAAATTAGCCCAAGCAATACTCGCTAGCAAGGCAGCCATCCGAGATGCCGAGGACGCCATCGAGCGCAGCGAGAAACAGATCAAGCTCAGACTAGGCGATGCAGAGCGTGGCCGTGCTGGCCAGTACATCATCGGTTGGCCAATGCGCAACTTCAAGGCAGCGCCAGCTCGCGCAGTGGCAGCCAAGGCCGCCTACTCTGTGCGCCAATCAACGCTCAACATCAAGGAGTTGAGTAAATGAAACACAAATATGGAGAGATAGATTTCTCAGAATGGAATTTGCCATCACTTGATAACCTTACATCTGTAATTGATACAGGAGTGCGTGACGTAGTTAAAGAAGTTTTTGGCTGTGTTATTGATGATGACTTAACTTATGTAAGTTTTCCAATTACTTGGCAACCTGCTCATGATGGTCATAGTGGCCTTGCTGTCACCGATCCTTTGACTATGTATATACATTTTTATGAAGATGGACCAGTCTTTGAAACAAGTTTGTATGAGTGTCTTGAGGGTGAGATAGATAGCTGTGCTGAAGACGGTTCTTTTTCTGATGGTCTTAAATTGATGTCAGCAGAATTGAGAAAGTTAGCAGACAAAATTGATGCAGCAGTACAAACAGAAAGGCCAAGTCGTGAACCTACCAGATAAGCCAGCGATCCGGCACGCCTATGAGCAGGCCGTGGTCGAGCTGCTCAACATCACCGATTGCAACGAGGTAGAGGCCGAGGCCTTTGTCGATGCAATGACTAACCTTATTTTTACCACCATGCAAACCTACTTAACCGAGAAAGATATCCATGCAATTAACAACGACAAATAACAAGGGCTTTGCTCCTGCTACCCTTACCGAGGCCATTCAGTTCTCAGAGATGCTGGCCAACTCCAGCATGGTGCCCAAGGCCTACCAGGGCAAGCCCCAGGATATTCTGGTGTGCGTGCAGTGGGGCTATGAGATGGGGCTGCCTCCCATGCAGGCCTTGCAAGCTATTGCGGTCATCAACGGCAAGCCCAGTCTCTGGGGTGACGGCCTGATGGCGCTAGTGCAGGCCAGCCCTGTCTGTGAAGATGTGCAAGAGACTATGGAAGACGAGGGCACGCCCAACCCCGTGGCCGTCTGCGTTGCCAAGCGAAAAAATCGTAGCCCAGTAGTTGTGCGTTTCTCTGTTGAGGACGCCAAGCGAGCTGGTCTGTGGGGTAAACAGGGACCGTGGCAGGCATACCCCAAGCGCATGATGCAGATGAGAGCGCGTGGCTTTGCACTGCGCGACGCCTTCCCTGATGTGCTCAAAGGCTTGATCACAGCGGAGGAGGCACAAGATTATCCAGATGAGGCCAAGCCAGCTGTTGACATCACGCCACCACGTAACCCGCTGGATCGGATCTCAAGCTCACCCAGTGAGCCTGTGAGTAATCACATACAGATCGAGGCAGCCATGGCAGACACGGTTGAGCCAGAGGTTATCCAAGAGCAGGCACCAGCTGCAGATGTTGGGTTTGCTGTGATGGTGCCAGGCAAGGAGCAGCCCTTCAGCACACACGCCACCTTAGATGATTGGCAAGATGCCTATGAGAACCTTGCAGAGAAAACCTACACGGCAGGCAAGCGCAGCGCGCAAGACCGGATCACAGCACTGAACCAGCTGCGCGAGGCCAACAAGCAGACGCTGCTCAAGATAGATCTAACCAAGCGCATCAGACACTTGGCCGCTTACCAAAAGCGCACCGAGTCGCTGGCTGCTAGCTAGGCAAGCACCATCAAGGCCTGCTGAGTTTCTCTAATGCGTTGCTCCAGGCCTATGCTCCCGCCATTTATGATGCGAGTTATTTTGGGATGATCAAGTGCCTCTGCTAGTGAATTGAGGTTGTGTGTAGACCAGAACCATCCAGCTGTAAGAGCAGCGTACTTGGCAGTGCCAACAAGATCAGGGTTAGCAACAAAATCCACACCCAGTGCCTTACCAGCGTGGAAATAATTAGAGTGCCCAGTAAGCTGAATACAACCACGACCCCTAAACCTATAACCGTCACCACTATTTTCGTCACGGTTACCCATGCGAGAAGAATAGACTTGATTTGCAATTTTCTTAGGGTTTCCAGCGTAGGCATTGGCCACCTCCAGTGAGGGAAATCTTTTAGGCCACAGCTTCATTAGCGTGGCAGCCTTGTAGTTCAAGTTCTCTTCCAGTACTTTGAAGTTGCCACACTCATGGCCACACTGGCCAATGAACACCGCCTGCTGATTGCGTGTCACGATACCAAAGCGCTCAAAGGTTTCGTTGAGCGGGTCAACCCAGTCGGCACTGATGTGCAGCTTAGAAAGTTTCTCAGCGTTTAGTAACATTTATTGTCTCCATCACTTTGGCGTAGCTGTCGATGCAGGCATTGAGCTGGGCTGTGTTCCTGTCTCCCTGGGCGACAATTTCTGCGATGGCTGCGAGGGTTGCTCGGTCGGCATCAGCAGCTTGGTTAGCCTGTCTGTCAAGTTGACTTCCCGCTTTGCTGCTATCTCCGCTGGGAGCGGCGGCACTTGGGGTGGCTTGTACACAACTTGTGGCCGGGAGCCGCACGCTACCAGCCCTAATAGCGCGATCAAGACTAGACTGTTTTTCAGTGATGGCATTGTTGGCCTCCTGCAATTTGGTTGAGTTGTCGTTAAGTTGTTTGGTTAGTTCCTGCTCTTTAGTGCGAGCCTCTTCATTCTTGATGGCGATCTCTGCCTGCATCTCTGCGTCGCGCTCTGCCCATCCCTTGTGATGGCCGTAGAAGTACAGGCTCGCAGCCACTACGATGGCACCAACAATCATCCAAGGGTTTGGGATCATGTCTCAGCCCTCGCAGCAGAGCGCTCTTGTGCGATCTCTTCCTTGGCCGGATCAATGAAGTCTGGCGGTGTAGTTGGTGGTGGTGGAGCTCTCCACTCTTCATCGAGCACTGGGTTTACCCAAGCAGGCATAGCACCAGCTGGTGCTGTCCAAGTAGATGTTGCTGGCGCTGCAGCTGGAGCAGGCGTAGTAGACGGTGCTGTTGTTGGTGGTGTTGATGAGCTAGACATCTTCTCGGCTAGCGTCTGCACACCCTTGCGAGACATCACGCCACCGATGCCGCCAACGATCAGCAGCACGATGTCGTTGAGCATTTTGAGATAGCCTTGATCTATCGGAGCCATGCTCTTAATCGGTTGCGTCACAAAGGTAACGCTGTACAGCATAAAGAAAACAATGCCGGCCAAGATAACAGTCACGATAAGGACTACTAAAGCCCATACCCTGACCTCTATCTCATCTTGCGTCAGAAGCCGATTGACTTGGAATTTGTGGGGGTTGTTGGACAACTTGTTTCTCCATAATGGGTGCAACTAAATAGTCGGGACAGTCTTGGGTGAACATACAGTCAGGTCGCTGGCATTGCTTGGCCACAAAGTTCTTGGGGTTCTGGCAAAAATACCTGTAGCGATCATCGCAGGCCGTGAGCAGCAGTAACAGCAACAATAGATATTTCATTTTTGCTCTTTCAATTCTTGCTTGAGCTTTCTCAATTCTTTGATCTCACGCTTTAGTTGTGCGCGCATGTAGAGTGTCTCTACATAAGCAATTGATGTAGCACCCACGACAACACACAGCATGACTGCCATCAATATCCACCAGACAAGTTTTGTATTGCCCACATAAACCATCCAAAAAATAATGATATGAACGTCACCGCAACGCCTCCACTTATTAACTCAATATGCCTAATCTCTTCCTGTTCTTTACGCCACCTAGCTAACCTAGCCCTGCGAATCATCTCTGCTCTAGCCCACTTTTGTTCTTGCTCAATCTTGCCATACATCAAAAGAAATCTGCTGTACATATCCTTGCATTCTGGAGGGCTGTACACCATCGCCTCACGAGTAGCCTCCATGAGTTTTTCAAGTTCGAGCTGAATGATTACTCTTTGGATTGCTTTCTTGCTTGTGTTTTGGGTTGGGTCATAGTTGGTTTTCGAGTCTTCTTCAAGCTCTTCATAGTAGGTATTGATTTGCTGCTGGGTGTCAAAGAGGAGTCCGAGGTTTTCTCCAATGTCTCTGATAAGTTCACTCTCGAGCTGCTGGTAGGATTTTTCTTTGGCTGCACTTGGCTTTGACTTGGCTGCTGTTTTTGCAACAGGCTTTGCAGTCTCAGCTTTAGGCTTTGATATAAAGAGGCCAATGAACCAATCAAAGATATTCTTAATGGCCTTGACGTCAGCCACCACTCCATCAACTGTTTTCTTAGTTGACTCCAGAGCAATCCTGCCCTGGTGCAAAAAATCGACACCCTGTTTGATAGCACTAACAGCGCCCTGTGCCAATAATAGGAGACTGAAAATGGGTCCATATCTAGATGCCTAGCATCTTCTTAACAAAGTCTGCAGCCACACCTGGTCCAAGCAGAACACACAGCATCACCGCATAGATGAGGTATTCAATCTTAGCCATGCGCTTGTCACCACGCGACAGAGAATCATCAATGCGCTTGTAACGCTCAGAGCAGAGCGCCTCATGCACGGCCAGGCGAGTGTCAGTATCCTCAAGCATCTGCAGGCTCTGGCGTGTTGCCCAAAGGTTGCATGGCTCGTTCCATAGGCCAACCATTTCTGAGTCGTGTTCGTAAAGTAGTAGGTCTCATGCCCAACTCTCTTTCCCATTGCGCCCTTGTTTGACGCTTGCCATTCCACTCAATAATCACATTATTGCGCTTGTTGTTGTTTTGCTGACTACGGGTAGCCCAACGACAGTTAGGAAGCTCATAGTTGCCGTTATTGTCTATTCTGTCTAGGCTCAAACCTTCTGGTGCTTCACCCATATCAGCATAAAAATTCTCAAACTTTAGCCAAGAATCACATACAGCAATACCTCTGCCTGCATAGTCAGAACGACCATATCTTGTGCGAGACAACATGGCTTCCCAAAGACTATATGTCCTTGTGTTTTTCATTCCATGTGTGCGACCAAACTTGCCGCTAGTTTCGTGGACTAAGTTCATGCTTGTGACTCATCTGCTGGCAATGGTTCATTTCCTTGCTCTTTCCAAAGCAGAAAGGCTTGGTAGTCTATGTTGTCTGGTGCGTTCAAAGGTATGAAGGCATTATCTGCAATACGCTTGATGCAAGTTTCTGAAACATTGCCAAAGGAGTCTTTACATTGTTGGTACATGATTAGAGTTCCGCAGTTATAGAAAGTTGTCCGTTATATTGAATAGGGTATCCAACAGCACCACTAGCAAAACTACTGATTTCAAAATCAATTATCAAAGCAGATGATGAAGAATTTACAGGTGTTCCAGTAGCACTTCCATTTACATTTGAAATATAGTATGTGTTATCTGTCCCTCCAAATGTAAATGTTGGAGCAGCCCTCATTGGTACAGGAAGTGGTCCAGTTACATGACCAGCAGTTGTGCCAGACATACTTCCCCATGCCCCACCATTCTTTTGGGTATTACTTGGACTGTTTGTTTTATAAAAATAGCGCAAACAAAGACCAAACTCAGTACCATAAGGTCTGTAATCAAAACTCGTTGCGGTACTGCCTTTTTCTAGTTGTACGCCTGTGATGTAGAAGGTTGCGCCATTTGTGCCGACTACGCTGGTTGCGCCTGTGGATGAATAGAACGATGAACCAGTCCAAGAACCCGCAGTGCCGCTATAAGTAGAACCCACTCCAAGACCAAAATAAACATTTAATCCCGTCCCGTTAGTAGCACCTACCCAAGTTCCTGTGGTATCGCCAGCGATGGTTACCGACTTTTGTTCCCAAGTGTTTGCGGATGAAATGGTATAACTAAAAGGATAAAAACGATTAGCGGCATCATTTCTTAAAGAGCCGCCAAATGTTCCTGTTAATGAACTGCGAACCCAAAAAGACAAAGTAATTGTTTGTGCATTTGCTGTTCCAAAATTTAAATCAGCAGTATTAAAACCTTCAATTGACTGATATATATAAAACAAATCTCCAGCCGCAAGCGAATATGCTGATAACGATGTAACTCCTAAATATTTTGAAAATCCCGCTGGCGGAGTAACAGAGCCAGCATTTTGCTGTACGCTGTATTTAGATGCCTGAGAAGCACCAGCAACCCACCTATCTAATGTATATTGACCACCAGTTGCGGGAATCGTAACACTAGCCCCCGCATTACGCTGGTCAATCACCATCGCACCATTGATGATGCGGTTCTTAAACCCTGTGTACTGCGAATCAGATGCCAGCATTGCTGGCTGAATAGTTGTCAGTGCCATTAGTTATGCTCCTTTTGTCTTTCCCATTGCTTGTAACTTGCAGCACTAAGTTTTGCACGGTACTCTTCAGTAATGTGCTTCTTTAATGTGCCGTATGACCAGCCGTCAGACAGCTTGCTATCTACGTCTTCCAGTTTTACTTTGATCTGTACCAATCCATTATTCATCCATTTTCCAGTACCAGTAGGACGTAACTTTTTTGCTATCCTTATTTTTTCTATTGCCTCTGGTGTTTGAAAATGTGTATGTGTTTGGTAATATTTTTTTAAAGAATTAGATATTTTTAAATGTACTTCTTTTGTTCGGGTGAAATTATATGATCCATTTCCACCGTCTGAAATGTTAAGCAATGATCCAGTTTTATCAACTTGCTTTCCAAACAATGCTATTAAAAATCTCTCTATAGCAAAAGCAGTTTCGTTAGTACTTGTTTTGACTTTGCTAATAATTGGCTTTAAACCAAGATCTTTTAATACCTTGATTTTTTTTGCTACTTCTATACTTGTTTTAGCAGTCGGACTCATATGAGATGTAGCACGATCACGTGATCCCTTGCCAACATAAAAAGGTACGTTGGTTATAGGATCAATATAGAGATATGCATATCGCTCCATTAGTTAATCTCCGCTAGTTGTATGTCTGTAGGTCTAGACAATGTTGGGTGTTCCCACTTGGCTATGTAATCGCCTTTGCCGTCAGAGTCGTTTTGTAGTGTGATTACAGTTACAAAGTCAAGCTCTGTAAGTTGTGGATACATAATTTTAATTTTTTCGTATAAAGTCATTTATGCGCTCCTTACCATTACGGCTTGAAAATAAGTTGTTTGTTTCTGCGCATCTAATGCTTGCCCTGTTCCAGCATATCCATATAATTCAACATAATCAGTTGTTCCATTGCAATAAACCATTGCAGAACCATTTAAAGCAGAAACAACGGAAGTATTTGTATTACTAAAATTTTTCCAAACCGCACCATTTTTATATAAACGCAAAACTATTTGAGTTACAGCAGAGGTCACTTCCATAGCACCAGTTATTAAATAATAACCCGCAACAGTAGGAGTAAAAGTACTAGATGCAAAATTGTTATTTGTATCCCATTCTTCGGTTTGAAACAATAATTTTGTAAATGTTGCCGATGTTAGTGTTTGTGATGAACTTTGATAAGCACTAAACGCAGGTCCATTACCAGCTACGCCAGCGGCTAACTTAGCCTGTGTTACGTTTGCGTCTGCAATCTTGGCTGTAGTGACATTAGCATCAGCAATCTTTGCAGTAGTCACCGTGCCATCGCTTGGTGTACCAATGGCCAAAGGTGAACTAGATACAACTTCAATATTGCTAGTGCCAGTTGGTGGCGCAGTGCTAAATGTCAGCGTAGTACCAGAGACAGAGTATGTGTCCTTCTCTTGATATACACCGCTAACAAATACTTGTGTGTTGTTCTCACTGCCAGGGTCACCAGACAAGGTGAACGCTGTAGTAGATCCATTACCAGAGAACGCATCCACTGCTATGTTGGTTGCACCTAAACCAGAGCTTGCAGCAAACCACTGGTCAGTCTCAAAGTCAGCAACAAATATAGTTGATGAGTACTGAGCGCCAATGGTTACCGATGTAGCACCGTTGATGGTGTTAGTGCTAGAGCGCGCAACAGTCACCGCATTGGCGTCACCTGTCCACTTAACAATGGCCACCTTAAATCCATCTGTAACCGTGCTGATTGTTGGAAGGGTAATAGTGACAGCACCGCTGGTGGTGGTCACTCGGATCAGGTCACCAGCGTCACCAGCCACTACCGTGTAGTTAGCAGACTTGTCTTGCACTGCAGAGTACATGCCGGAGGCAGCCGCAGCAGCTGCAGCGGTAGCCGAGTTGGCTGCAGCAGTCTCACTGTTTGCCGCATTGGTTGCGCTAGTTGATGCAGCAGTTGCCGAGTTGCTTGCGTTTGTTGCACTTGTTGTGGCAGATGTAGCGCTGTTGCTAGCGTTAGTAGCTTGGGTTGTAGCAGTACTTGCGGAAGTGCTCGCAGAGGTAGCGCTGTTTGATGCGTTGGTGGCAGATGTACTAGCGTTGCTAGCTTGGGTGGTCGCAGTGCTTGCCGACGCCGCAGCGTTTGTCTCAGAGGTGGCGGCATTGCTTGCGCTTGTGCTTGCGTTGCTGGCGCTAGTCGATGCGTTGCTGGCCTGCGTTGTTGCAGTGCTAGCAGAGCTGGTTGCGCTGGTTGCAGAGCTTGACGCAGAAGACGCAGAGGCAGCCGCGGCGGTTGCGCTTGTTGACGCATTGCTAGCCTGGGTGGATGCCGTACTAGCAGAGGCTGCAGCATTTGTTGCCGAGGTTGATGCGCCACTAGCTGACGTAGATGCGTTGCTGGCTGATGTGCTGGCTGCCGAGGCAGACGCTGCAGCAGCTGTAGCCGAAGAGGTTGCACTTGCGTTGTCAACGATCAGATCCCACTTAGCGCTATCAGCGTTGGTGCTTATAGGCTGTGAGCCTGTTG